TGCACTAACGGATCCACTGATAGTTTGTGTAGCTTCTTTAGCTGTGGTTCCCATAGCTTCTGTAGCTTCTTCTAATGTCATTTCTCCACTTGCAACTTTAGCCATTGCTTCTTCATATGATAATCCGGATATTTTCATCTCAGTTTGTATGACATGTATGGCTTCATACACATCACTTAAATTGCTGATGTCATATTTTATTCCACTTATTTTTTGTGCATCTGCTAACAGCCTTTCCATTTCTGTTTTGGTTCCACCATATCCAAGTTTTAGGTTATCAAGCATGGTATAATTTTGTTTTGCAAATCCCTGATAAGCACTTTGTATTAGTGACATGTCTGTACCCATCTTATTAGCATTGTCTGACATATCTCTTATTGCCATATCAGCTATCTTAGCCGATTGAGCTGTATCATTATCAAGGCTCTGTAGTAGACTTGCTGAGAAACTTGTTACTGTAGACATGTACTCATTTGCACTTAGTCCTGCTGTTTTATATGCATTGTTAGCATATTCAGAAACTGCTCCGGCACTATCTCCAAATAAGGTTTCTACACCACCTACTAATTGTTCATATTCTGCATAACTCTGTATGGCTTGTTTTCCTAGATCTACAATTCCTTTGGCTACGGCTCCCATAGCACTTGCTAATCCTTTTACTCCAGCAATTATAGCTTCACTTGTTAGATTAGCTTTAATTAAATCTCCAAGTTTCAAAGTTTGTGTTCCAGCTTCTTTTTCTGATCGTGTAAATTCATCAATTTCCTTTGTGGCTTTCGACATTCTGGTTTCATTTTCTTTGATATTTTCACTTAGATTTTTAATTTCTGCTTTTAGTGTTTTAGCTTCTGCTGAATTCTTACCCTGTTCTAATACTACTGATGCATATTTATCTCTTAAAGTAGATAATTTTGTTTTTTGCTCATCTATCGTATCGTTCATCTTTTGGTAAGAGCTTCTATTATCTTCTAATTCTTTTTGGTTATTACTTAATTCTGTAGTTAAGTTATTAACTTCTGCCTGAGCTAGATTTAATTCCTTCTGATACTTATTTATTGTTATCTTATTTTTCTCATATTGAGACTCTGCTTTGGCTAATTCAGTTGATAATTCACTTACTACTTTTTCTTGAGCTTTTATCTCTTCAGAAGTTGAGGAAGTATTATTTTTTAATTCTTCTAGCTTCTTATTTTCTTTTTCTAGATTCATCATCATATCCATCATAGCTACTGCATTTTTGTCTTGTTGTTTATTGAAGTCTTCTAATGCTGATTTGTATGTGGATATCTTTTTATTACCTTCTTCTATTTCTTTGTTTAAGACATTGTTTCGAGAAGTTATGGCTTGAACTGATTTATCATTCTTATCAAATTGACTCGATACAACTTTCATTTCACTAGCCATAACTGTCAGATTGCTTGTAATTGTTTTTAGAGCTTTAGTGTATTCACTTTCTCCTGTTAACTTAACAGAGCCTCCAAATGATCCAGCCATATACATCCCTCCTTCTTATAACCATTCCTCTTCTTCAATTGCCATTTCCTCTAATTTTTGGTAACTAATTTTTCTTAATTTGAAATCATAAAATCTTTGGTAATGATAGTAGAGATTTCTAAATTTTCTGTATGTTAGTCTACCGACTTCTTTAGCTGATAGACCTAGAAGATTTATTCCTGTAAATAAAATCCACGAGAAATCGATCGGTTCATCTTCCTCGTGGACTATATGTTTTTTGGGTGATCATCTTTAACACTCTCTGTTATTGCTTTATTTAGCTTTTTGGCTGTTTCTTGAACACCAACTCGAGTTATTAATCTACCCACTTGTTTTTGAGTTAACAAAGGCTTATTATTGCCTTTTTCATCGTTCTCTATTTCAATGGCTTCATTTATCATTTCTGTAAAACCAAATATTAGAGCTTTTGCATTCGGTTCTTTGCCACCTTTATTATCAGTCAGTTTTCCCCACTTTTGTACGGTACCATATTGTTTTTGTATGGCTTCCATTACATTTAAATTAAATACTAATGCATATTTTTCATTTTCTATTTCAAATTCAAATTTATAGTCTTTCATTTTTCCTCCTAAATATTAAAGGTGGACATTTATCCACCTTATGCTGTCTTTTCAAATAATCCTTCTAAATACTCAACTGCTTCATTAAATGTTGCAAATGTTTGAGTTTTAGACCAAGTACCATCCTCTAATTTTAGGACTGTACCTTCTAGAGTTGTTGTAGTAAATTCTACACTTTCTCCTTTTGTTTTTTCATCTGGTAATGCATCCTTAAATTTTACTTTACTTAAGAACTCTACCTTATATTTGTATACTCCATTTACTACTTTTGTAATTATTCTTCCGAATCCTACATATGGAGCTATATCTGTATCTTTACGGATTATTTCTCCGGCTTCTGACATCTCATGACCTGTTAAGTCTGAGTATGTTTGGTCATCATCCTCATCTACCGTAATTGATACGGTTCCCTTTTTGAAAGTGTAATCACTTTCTGCTAATCCATCATCAGCATATAATTCTGCTGAATTTAGATCTAATGAAACCTTACAATCGACAGCTTTTCCTGGTGTCTTAACCTCAGCATATGTTTCTGTTTCTTCATCTAAGATTCCATATCTAAAATTTTTCAACCCTATTCTTGCCATTTATATTTCCATCCTTTCTTTTGCAAATTCTAAAGTCTTATGATATAACCCTGTATCATTTTCATACATATCAGGGCTACTACCTGTTCTTATGAAGTTATTTTCTTTCATAACTTCTTTTATTTTTTTCTCTATTGCTAAATAATTACCATTACTGAAGATATCAATATCTATATATGCTACACTTCCAACTTCTTGGTCTTCTGCAAACAATGTAGGATCATCATCTGTAAAAGCATAAGTAATATATGTTTTGCTTTTTCCGGTATATGTTATAAACTCTGCCGGAATCTTTTTGCCTTCCACTTCAAAATTATCGAATATAGATTTTAATAATTCATAATCATTCATTTTTTATGTATTTCTCCTGAGCTTTAATCATTGCATTGGTTATTGCTGTTTCCTGTCTGAATGCTTTTCTGAAGAATGGCTTCTTCTTTTCTCCTCGGCTGGTTCCAAATTCTCTAGCTAATGCTATTAGTGGAATTGGCACACCTTCATCGTTATATCCATAGAATCCAACTTTTGTATTTATTCCATCATCTGTTGGTGTCTTGTATGATTTCGTAATCTTCAATCCTTTATCCAAAGATTCTGTACTTTTAAAACTAGATTTCATATTTGATTTAACTTGTTTATATACCACTTCGGCTCCTGCTCTGGTCATTTCACTTAGCATTTCTTCAGTATTGGATTCTAGCTTCTGGAATGTTTTTATTAGCTCAGTAGGTAATTCAGCATTAAATCCTGCCATTATTTTGTGACTTCTTTTGCTTGGATTTCTAATTCGATATTTTCTTCATCAATGTTATTCAAATACTCTATGGTATATCTTTTCTTATTAAACAGAATTATCATATCCCTGGTTATTTCAGTTTTTGGATAACGAATTGTGAAGTTAGTGTAGGCTTTTTCAAAATCACTATTATTTGCTATCAAAGTAAATCCTTTTGTTGTTTTGACTTTAGCCCAAGTAGTTAGGATGAGAGTGTCTTCTGGATTTTTAAATCCTGCACTATCATCCTTTATAGCTACTTTGTATATTGATATTTTTTTACTATAATCTCCTGGGTTTAACATATGTTATTTCTAGAGTGCATTCCAAGTATGGTTTCTACAACTTTATTTAGATTGTTTTTATCCACATATAAAGTCCTATTATCATACATGTCCTGGCATAAAATAAAAACGACAATTAAAAAATCATCGTATTCATCTAAATCCTTTACTCCTGTATTTTCTGTTATAAATTTTTTAGCAATAGTTATTAAAGCATTAAGTAATCTCCTATCTGCTTCATCGACTTCTTGTAATCTGATATAGTTAGCTATATCATCACATGTTATTGTACTTACTTTCATTAGTTTCCTCCTTCTTTGAGGTCTTGCCTGAACAACTAATGACCTTATTTATCTTTTTGATTATCTTCTGGATCTTTTCCAGCTTCCGGATCTATTGGTGCTTCTGGATCCGTTTCAGGTTCTTTTGTAGCTTCTGCTAATTGAGCTTTTAACTCTTCAATTTCTAATTTTAGTTCATCGTTTTCTTTTTTTAGAGATTCATTCTCTTTTTTTAATTCTGCTTGGCTTCTGTTTTTTTCAGAGTATTCTTCTATGTAACCAGCTTTTAAAAGGTCACTGATTATTGCTTTATCTTTTAATTCAATAACATGACCTTTTGAGCCAGATACTTTTCCACTAAAACTCTTTAATACTTTAAACATTATTCAGCAGTTCCTGGACAAACTAATTTAGAAATCTTTTGAGCATCTTCAACTTTAGCATCAAATTCCATCCATGCTACTACACCAATAGCATGTTGGTCAGCATATTTTTCTCTTAGAACTTCCATTTCAAGTTCTTCAGTAAACTTAGTTGCTAATCCTGATAAATCTCCATAAAAAATAGCAGTATTTCCTGCTCCAATATCTTTCATGTTATCAGTTTCATAAACTGGTTTCCCTAATAATGTATATCCGAAGTCACTTGTTATATCATCTTGTAATAAATATCTATCATTAGCATCTTTCAATAATGAGATTGATGTTAATGTTTCTGGTGACATTAACCATACAGCATTCTTTTGGAATTTTTGTTTTACTTTTCTTTTTGTTTTGATGATTTCATCTGCTGTAATAACATTTGCACTTTCAGCTGTAACGATTAATTTTACTCCTTTATCTAATCCTGTTACTTTTCCATCTGTACCATTTAATAATTCGTTTTCTACGAATAATGCAATTGATTCAGACATAATGTTGATAACTTCATTTACGATATTGAAGTCACTATTATTTACTAATGATTTAGATATTTTAGCTAATGCTCCTGCTAAATATCCTGTTAATTCAATACTAGCAAATTTACCAACATTACTTTCTAATGATTTAAATTCTGTAGCATATGCCATGTTTACTTTTGCATCTGCTGTTTCTGAATAATATGGGATTTCTAATTTTCCTTTAATATTATACTTAGTTGATTTTTCTAAAATAGGACAGATATCATAAACTTGTTTAATAATCTTTTTAGCAATAGTTACTGGAATTACTGCTCCATTATCTCCTTTTGTTAAATTAACATCTGCTCTTTCTTCTAGAACTACACCTCTGATATAATTCTCGAATGCTTTTTCTTCTTGTAAAGCTCTTTCTTCGTTTTCTTTCATTTCATCTTCCTCCTTCTTTTCTTCTTCTTTTTGTTCTGGTGTTGGCTCTTCAGTTAACTCTCTACCTTTTGTAATGGCTGAGATTGTTTCATTGATTAAACCAATTTCACTTTCTAATTTTTTAAATAACTCATTCTCATCTTCTGTGAATGCTCTTTCTTCTGTCTTTACTGTATTAAGTAAAGTTTCCATTTCAGTTTGCTTTTCAGCTCTTTGTTCAGTTAATGCTTTTAGATTCATATTCTATTTCTCCTCTCTTATCTTTCTTAATCTTTCTTCATAATCTGAATAATCTATTTTGACAACTTCCTTATCGGCATGTTGTTCAGGCTCCTCTTTAGTTTCCTGTCTTATGTCTATCGTTTGTGATTCTTCTCCACGATATTCAATAAGTTTTACTTGGTCATCTCTCATTTCGATGCTAGTTCCGATGTATGCCGGATACTTTCTATCATCTATAATTGAGACTTCTAGAAGATCCAAATCTCTGACGATTCTTTCTTCTATTCCATCATCATTGACTTTTCTATCTTCTTTATTACATAAAAAACCAAATGACCAACCTCTTAATTTGTTGTCTTTGGCTTTCTGTATTACTTCTGGATCCTCGACTTCTACAATGGCTCTTAATCCAATGTTGTCTTCGTATAACTTAGCTTTTCCACTTTTGGTATCAGCTAATTCCCTATCTCTTTCGTGATTTAATAAAACCAGGACATTTTCTGCTTTTTCTAAGGCTCTTTGAAATACTCCTGATCGTATTCTTTCTACGAATTGTCCTCTGGTATCACACAAGACTTTGGATGTTCTTTCTACTGCATTGACATAGCCATCTATTACGATTTTTCCATTTCTAACTTCCACCTTCATCTGTACCACCTCCTTCTCCGGTGCTATGCATGTCTACTATTGAATTTGTATTTGGGGTATAGTATTGTCCTGTTGTAGTATCGAATACTACATTTCCAAGATTTAAAGTTATGACATCAAGTCCTTCAATGCTGTCATAGTCTTCTAGATATCTGATTTCATTTTTTGATATCCATCCTGTTTCTGATGCTATTTTGTAGGCTTCATATCTTTCTTTAATGTTTCCTCTACTTATTTCCCTGGTATCAAATTCAAAATAAAAAGACTCCTTCTCTTTCTCGAGTAGTAAGTCTTTATTCAAAGCTATTTTAATTGCTGTTAGTATTGGCATAATAGCTTCTTTCATAAATTCATCAAAGTTCTCTTTGTTATGAAATATGTGGTCTATTTCTTCCTGTAATGTTTTCTTTCTTTCATTTAATTGAAGTTCTACTGTTGTACTAGATCCTTCTTTAAAATCCATTCCTTCATTCAAGACAATTGCATTTTCACTTTTGTTTGAATACAAATTAGACCATGCTTGTTTCAGCATTGTTATTTCTTTTTCTCCAAGTTTTCTTTGTGAAGTTATAAATCCTTTTTTTGCTCCTCCTGTTTTTACAAGTCCGAGCTCATACATCAATGTTTGATATGCATTTTCAATAGCTGTTGATACTTCTCCAATTACACTTTTTCCTGAGCCTCCATTCTTGGTGCTTCTTAGTATTGTAATAAAGTTAAATGTTTCATATGTTTTTCCATTTACCATGTATGTTATATCTTTAAAAATAGGATCCGTATTAGTGTTAATCGATACATGTGATGCTTCTACATATCTCAGACTTTTAAATTTATTTTTTTGTTTTTCTATAAATAAATATCCACCTTTATCCAATAAATAATCTTGTACCCAAGCTTTTCTTAATTGGAATGCATCCAATGTATCTCCTGGATCTATATTTAATAATTTTATTCTTGGATCATCTTTTACTTCTTCTACTTTAGTTTTTCCTGTCTTTTCATCCTGGACTTCTCGATATAACCTTATCGGTATCATTGCTACGGTGTTGCATATTCTGTCTACTGCACTGGCTACTGCTGGTAGTGACATTGCCTTATCTTTGTCAATTGTTTCTCCTCTTAGAATTGCTTTAAGTAAAACATCACTTGCTGACTCTTCTGTCTGTGGCTTTGTTGTTTCCTCTTCAGCTCTTCTTCGGAATAAATCTCTTATTCTCATCTTCCACCTCCTTTACTCAATTATCTGTACAAAGAAGTCATCGTTATCTAGGAATACATCTTGTTGTAGAAGGTGTACTGCATTTATTAATGCTACTACCATATCTACTTTTCCCTGGCTTCTTTTTTTAGTTATGTACCTATTCATGTTAGTGTCATAGGTGCATCGTGCATTTTCGAAGTTGATTTCTAATAATTTATTCTCTTCATATCGGAACTTACGATCCAATATTTTTTCATATAATAATTTCGTTGGACTATGTAATGTATCACTATGTTGTCTTATGACTATTGTGTTATATTTCTTATCCCATTTTTGAGCTGATGATAAAGCATTGTATCGGTCATATCCTATTGCCATAATTGTTACTTTATATTTCTCTTCTATTTGGAATACGAAATCTTCGATTATCCCATAGTCAACTGTCTTATTTCCACAGGCTATACATTTCATTGTTTTTATAAAATCGTAGTAGTTGATTCTTTCAAACTTATTCTTTTCTTCTATTCTTCCTTCTGGAATAAATGCAAATACATCAGCAAGTATTTCGTGGTCATCTTCTGATACCATTGCTACGGCACAGTTATCATTGGTCATGGCTAAGTCTACTCCTATGTACACTTTTCTGCCTGTCCAATCTATCTTAGCTACCTTACAACTCATAACTTCATTTACATCTATATAGCTCTCAGTTCCCATTCCCTGGTATATGATATTGCAGTGTTTTGTTAAGAAGTTTTCTCTTACTGATTCTACTGCTATTGCCTTAGCTCTTTTCTTAACTAAGTCTTCCCAGATTTCTGGTATTTCTAAAGCTACTGGATTTGATTGTTTTAGCACTGTGTCATCAGTAGTCCATTTATTTATTGTTTCTTCATCTGGTTCATATAAAAGTGCAAATATGGTTTCATCTGGTTCTATTCCATCTAATACTCTTTTTGCATATGATACTTCATCTTCAAACGGATTATTGATTGTAGGATACTTAGTCGAGATTATACATCCTAATTTATTCAGAATATTCAATTGTCCTGACCTCATGGATTCTATTGCATATGGATTTGGTAATGCTCCTACCTCATCTGCTAGGAATACATTTGGAAGTTTTCCATCCATACGGCTTGATGAGTAGTTCAATGGATAATATCTACTTTCTGTTAAATTAAATTGTATGTAATCTCTTAGTATCTTAAATCTCTTACTTTCTTTATGTAGATAAATAAGTGGACTTGATTTCAATGTTTCTTCTATTGCTGTTTTAACTTCACGAGATAACGATCCATCTGGAGCTACTGAATAAAACTTTGAATACTTTGGTTCCAATAAAAAAAGCAAGATGAATATCGTTGCTATTGTATAAGTCTTAAAGTTCTTTCTGGCTATTTCTAGAATAGCTGTTTCATATCTTCTCTTATTTGGATTGCTTCTGTAAACAACACATAGAATTGATATGTAGAATACCCATTGGTATCCACACGAGCATTGGTATATTGTTTGTCCTGCCTTTAAACCTTTTGGCATTATTAACAGCTTCAGGATTGATTCTATCTGCTTTACTTTTTTTTCATTGATTTTATATTTGGGGTTCTTATCATTTGCTATCTCCAGAAAGCTCTCACATTGTTTTATGACATACTTTGGTGCTTCTACTTTTCCGGTTACTACATCTGATGCATATTGGTATGCCTTATTTTTCAATTGAGCCACCTGCTATTATTTGTAGCAGTGGATCATCCTCTTCTGTGACATCATCTTTTCTTAATGAGATGATTATCTTCATCAATGTACTTACTGTCTTATTTGCACTATCTGTAGTTCTGTTATAGTCAGATATGGCTGGATGTGAATAAACATTTTTTCTTCCTTTGACATATTCTTTAGTTACTAATGTGCCATCTTCCTTTATTGTTTTTTCTAAGTCATTTAGTATTTGTAATTGTACCTGGTATCTTTTAAAAGTAGTTAAGAAGAAAAAGTTTTGTTCTACTCCATGTTGTTCTGCTATCCTTAAGATTTCTTGTGCCTGTTCGTTTAAGGACATTTTATTCATGTGTTATTACTCCTAAAATAATCCCCATTCAGCAAACTTTTCAAATCCACCAATTTTATTTATGTATTCCCTGGCTTCCTCTACTATTTCACTATATGGTTTTCCATCTATAATTTCATCTCCGATTGCACAGCTAAATTGTACAGGCTTATTTAATTCTTGAGCTTTTCTGAATGCATAGATATTCACTGATACATCAGCTTTAGATAAATCTTTTCCATGTAATCCTCCACCGGTTACACTTTGTGCCATATCAGATCCTAGCTTTCTATTTGTTGCTCCGGTATCTACATTAATTCCTCCTGTCCAATATCCTAACGGATTTACTATTGCATTTGGATAGTCTTCATAGATATCATTTTCTTCTGTATTACTTTGACAAATTATTAATCTATCTCCATCTAATATGTATTTACCATCAAATGGGTTCTTAGCATATATATCTTTTGCATAGCTAGATAATTTTATTTCTGCTTCTGTTAATGGTACACCTTTAAATATTCCATTATCCCCACATCTAACTTTATCTGATTGATTCTTGGCTAGATGTTCATCTTGCTTTTCAACTACTAAGTCTAGAGCTACATCTCCTGCTATTCTTTTTACTGCTTTTTCAACTTCATCAATAGTAAAAGTTTCAGATGTTTCTATTATCACATGACATACTCCATGACCTATCAACACCTCTACTGCTACTTTTGGATTACTATTTTTTTTGTAGGCTAAGTCTACTATTGCTCCTGCTATCCTATCTGCTATTTTATCTGGATGAGCTGGATTTACTTTTTCTATCATTCTTCTTCCTCCTCTAATTCTTTTTCTGTTACTACACCTTCGATTAATTTTATTGCTGTTTCTCCTGTTAAAGTTTCCCATCGGTCAATTATGACATCTACATATTTAGGATCTAATTCTATGGTGTAACAATTTCTTCCTAAATGTTCACAGCTTATTAATGTTGAACCTGAACCACCGAAGAAATCAATTACATTTTCTCCCTGTCTACTGCTATTCTTAACTAACCTAGAAATTAATTTAATTGGTTTCATGGTTGGGTGAACATCGTTCTTTTGTGGCTTATCTTCATGGATTACTGTTGTCGGAAGTTTATCAGCTAATATTTCTCCAATTAATTCTTTTAATTCATCTTTGGTATATTTATCTAAATCAGCTTTATCTTCAAACACCGTAGTTTGTGTTCTGTCATTTATAAAATAATGACCGGCTCCTTCCTTCCAACCATAAAGACATGGTTCATGTTTCCACTGATAGTCCTGTCTACCAAGCACCAATGCATTTTTTACCCATATTAGATTTTGTTTTACCTGACCTCCGGCATCTCTTAATGCTTTTCTAAAATTATAGCCTTCTGTATCTGCATGGAATATGTAATATGCTCCACCTTCTTTTAGCACTCTTAACATCTGTTCATAAAATGCATTTAGGAATAGGTAGAACGATTCATCATCCATATTGTCATTTAATATTTTATTTCCGTTTTCTCTTTCTTTTCCGTATCCTGTTTCATTTATTGAACCATAGTTAACATTGTATGGTGGATCCGTTACACATAAATCCATTACTGCTCCATTTACTAACTTATCAATGTCTTCCTGGCTTGTACTATCTCCACACATCAATCTGTGTCTTCCTAGCTGATAGACATCTCCTGGTTTTGCTTTTGGTATTTCTGGTAATGATGCTTCTACATCATAGTCATCTTCCTGGAACTCTATGTCTTCCTGTGTAAAATCAAAATCATTGATATCAAATCCTGCTAATGAAACATCAAAATCTAATTTGTCGAGTGCTAGGATTTCCTGTCTTAATATTTCATCATCCCATCCTGCATCTAAAGCCAATTTATTATCAGCTAATATGTAGGCTCTTTTTTGTGTTTCTGTTAAATCCTCAATAAATAAACATGGGACTTCTTCCATCCCTAATAATTGTCCTGCTAATACTCTTCCATGCCCTGCTATGATTCCATAGTCACTATCTATCAGTACCGGATTGATGAAACCGAACTCTTTTATTGAATTGGCTATCTTCTCTACTTGCTCCTGGCTATGTGTTCTGGCATTGTTTTCGTATGGCTTCAGGACTGATATTTTTACATTCTCATATCTTCTCATCTAATCCTTCCTTTCCAAAAAACTCATGTAAAAATTAAAATTGTGTGAATGTAGGTGGGCTGTGGGTGGAGAAAAAATAAAAAGAATTGCTTTGATTATGCCTGGGGGGTTCTATATTTCCTGGCTACTATCTCTTGCAATTCTTCTCTGCTAATCTTATTGTCTTCTGCCATCTTATGATGCATATTGCACAATGTGATTAGGTTTTCACTATCTAACTTTTTATCATTGTCTTCTTCTATTGGTATGATGTGATGGACTTCTAATTGATTATAGTTATATCTGTAGAATGTATCATACTTACCTTCTAGACATATCTGACACAGATGTTTATCTCTGTTCCTTATCTGGTTTCTCTTTTCCTTCCACTCGTATGTATCCCTGAACTTATTGGCTGTTGTCTTAGGCTTCTTTTTATTCCTATAACAGGTTTTGTTGATGTCATGGATTCTCCCACATACTGAACATGTCTTCATCATCTTATCCACACCCTTTGTTGCATAAAAAAAGAATTACCCTTCTGGATAATCCTCTTATGATATCATTATAGCACTAAGCCTACTGACATATACTGACAAGTTTATGATCTCACTGATAAATTGTAATTTGTTTGGTTTAGATCCCCCATATCATTGAAGCAACATTATAAGCAGTAACTAACAACAAAAATATTCCTAATAGTAAGAGACAAATTGATGTGCTTTTTTGTTTTTTATCTTTATATTCTTTTGATGTTATAAACATTGTAGTTGACAAACAAACAAACATTATAGGCATTGTAATATTAGTTGAAACAGCTTTTGTTAAACCTAATATAGCAAAGGCTACTGTCAGTGCCGAAAAAAATAACTTTAAATTTTTCATATTTTTACCTCCTAATAAATTATTATTTTTCTAATAATGTTCCATTTTTAAATCTTTCTGAATAATCAAGTGTTGATTCTTTATCAAGCATAGGCTCAGAACTAACTCCTTGAAAAACAATCTTATTATCTCTATAAGTGAACCAGAATAAAATATCAGGCTCTTTTTCAAATTCTACAGATATTCTCCATTCGTTATAACTAAGAATTTTATTTAAATAAGAGTGATTAATTTTTATTTCACTAACATCTTGTGCTGTATAACCTCTATTTTCAAGTTCCGTATAAGTATATGTTTTTATAAATTTTCGTTGAATAAAAACATTAAGGCAAAGACCAACTATCAATAATAATAGAATTATTATAATTGTTATATATAACTTTTTCTTTTTCATATTTCCTCCTAACAAACAAATTACTATTTGTCTTTCAGTTATATTATACCATAAAAAAAGCAAATCTTTTATGTGATTTACTATTCTTTTATCAATTCTATAATTTCTGGATTCATAATTATTATTGAGTCACAATCCCAACCATAGAGTTCAAAGTATAATCCCCTGTTTAATATAACTTCTACTGCATCATATTCTTCTGCTAATTTTTCAAAATCTAGCAAAGTCCAAGGTGAATGTCCTAGAATACTTTTTTGTTTTGGTAATTCTTTTAATTTATCCATACTATCTATTAGTAATACTTTGGCTTCTGGCTTTAATTTAAATTTGAAGCTAACATCTAATCTTGCCCAATCTATTTCATTTCCTTTGCACCAATCTATCCAGCCATCTGTTGTATCCACTCTACTTGCCCACAACCCACCGATTGGTTTTACTGCTTCTGGTCTATTCTTAATTTTATTAAATAATTTTATATCAAAGTTTTCGTGTCCGTAATGTATATATTCCATAATGCACCTCCGGTTTCTATGTACATGTATTATACCACAGATCCTGTTAATAAGTTCCATCAAAAAACTACACTTATTTGTGTAGTCGATTTAGCATTGATTGATGATTTTTAATCATAGTATGAAGTGTTGTTTTTAATGTTTTAAATGCTATTTTTGGCATTTCATACATAAATATTAACCTTTCGTGCATTTTTTTAATTCTTTCAGTTTTATTCTTAATCTTTTATTTTCTTCCCTTAATCTTTTTATCTCTAATGGTTCTCCGATCTTATCCAATATTTTTTTAAAACACTCATTTTTTACATCAGCAACCAGAGATTCATATTTTGTTTCTAAGGTATTATACTTTTTTCTTAATTTTATGAAATCAAATAGTTCTTTCATTATTTGCCTCTTTAAAATATGCTTTTTGTTTTCGGAATAAAGTTCTCTCACTCATATACATTTCCATTGATATTTTCTCCCAACTTTTAAGTTCTATATATCTCTTTGTCATTATCATCCTGGTTTCTATATCTTCTATAGCAGATATACATTTTTCTATTTTTATTAGTTCTTCTAAAGACTTAGTTTTTCTTTTTTCTAACTTATTCTTTAATGTTATTAACAGCTCGGCTCTTTTTTCTACCGGATTACTCTTTTCATTACTGAATGGCATTCCTGTTAGTTTAGATACTCCAACTGATTGATTTTGTAATGTTTGGATCCTCTCTTCCAGATCCTTTATTTCTCTGCTTAAATAATAATACTTTGAGAGTTCTTTTTTAGTCATTTCATCCTTTGATTACTTTGTCTTTTTTCCATTTCAGTATGTGGCACATTCTATGCATTTGATTTGCTCTGTGTTTAATATTATTTATGGTTTCATCAATTTCTTCTTCTGTCTGGCAAATGTAAAAGCCTCCTGTTTTTCCACTTATACTTCCTACCACTAAATAGTAATCTTTATTTTCTCTGATGTTCTGTATAACTTTTCTCATCGATTTATCACTGTTAATGTTAAACATTTTTCTCAACTCTACATTTTTGATTAGGTTCTTTTTTCCTATATGGTTGGATATCAGATAACTATATACTTGTTCTTCCATTCCACCACCTCTTATTCTCCAAGTAACAGCTGTCCTGTCAATTGTTTCTTTTCAGTATATGCTAATGGTTGTTTATATCCATATTTCATCATATCTTGTAGTAGCCATTCTGGAATTATTCCTTTTTCTAACCACATCGTTGCTTTCTCATAATTTCTTACTTGCTGTACTGGATCTAATTCTCCGTATGCTCCATATTTGAAGTAACCATCTTCTAGCATTTTTTTTAGAATATCAAATTCTATTATTTTATCTATCTTATCTATTTCTTCTAAAATATCAGATATACTTGGCATATACTTTGATTTCCTAATTATATTATTAATTGCTTTATTAACTCTTTCATATTCATAATCTTTTAAATTTTCATAAAACAAACTAGCCATTGCCACTATTAAATCTTCATCTAATTCTTTGAAATAATAAGCATATGCAATTTTTAGTTTTGCTATTATCTTACTCAATTCTGATTGATCCATTATATATTGCCTCCAATGTAGATAAAACTTTATCTTTTCTTTTTGGTGTTCTTTCTGACTTTGGTACTTGATTTAAATATCCATCAAATTTATTACTGAATAAGGTTTCAGGTCTTAGAAATTGTTCAAAGTCAGTATTCAACCATTCTTCTGTTTTTATATCAATAACTCTTTTAAAATCTTCTAATGTATATCCTTCATTAAACCTGGCATCAATTACTGATCTGTTTTTGTTACTGCTAGGCTTATAATTTTTATTGGTTTTACTATTTAAATATTCAATGATTTCTTTGTAAGGAACCTTTGGTTCCTCTTCTTCTATCTCATACTCTATTATCTGATTCTCTTCTGCTCTAATATCTTTACTCTTTTCTCTATTATCTATCTCTTCGTTATTATCGGTGTTACTATTATCGTTACTATTCGTAACGGCTAACTTCAATTGTTTCTGTCTTTCACGGAATCTTTTTTGCCTTTGTGCATTTGCATTTCCAGCTTCACTTCCAACCATTTCCTGGTAATTAGAGATTTTTAAAGTTCCATCATCTTGTTCATATATAAGTCCGAGCTTTCTATATAAAGACATAGCAACTCTTACGGTGTCGATATCGTAATACTTACATTCTCTAACTACTTTATCAATATCAAACGGAACAATAATTTCTCCTATTGTACTTTTTAATTCTCCATTACTATTTGCTGTACTTAGACATAGTATCTGGTATATTACAACATACTCTGCTCCATTTTTCTGTGATAATAGAAAATCAATATCTTTTCTGCTGAAGAAGTCAGTTTTTAATTTTATCCAATAAAACTTTTTTTCCGAATTCATTTTTTACTCTTCTTATCTATGAGATAAATTATTAATAAGGTTATACAAATAATTAAAGTTATTATTACTCCATCACTCATCTATATCTCCTCCTAAATAATTTCTGCCTATTAATTTTACAAACTCTTCTCTACTATGTTTTTTTTCATATTCTAGTTGGCACACCTTCTTTAAATACAAATCGGTTTCATGACCTTTACTACCATGTACACCGAATGTTCCTTCGTGGTGCTGATAACAAAGCCATACCTTAAATCCGTTTTTCTCACTAATTTTTCTTCTAGCTGTGCCAAAATATATGTGGTGGTCATGTAGACAATATTTTCGAGAACATATAAAACATTGTTTCTTATTCTGTATAATGCTCTTCATTTGTATCTATTCCTAAATCCTCAGCCCAATATTTAATGATTTCTAATAATTGATTCATTTCTTTGGTATTAAGTTTGGAGCTACCCAAGAAGCACTTATAAACTATCATTTCTCTTCCTTTAAATTGTTCTGGTCTTACAACCTTTACAGCTCTGAAGTTTTTTCTCAATTCATCTTCTGCTTCTTCAGGAGCTAGTAAATATGTGCTTCTTAGATTAGCTTCTTCTAATGCTGATATATATATTTCATCTGGTTCTTGTTGCATATCTTCGTGACTAGCTATTTTACGAATTAATGCCCACATCATTTTATTTTGCTTTAAAGTTCTTTTAGATCTAACTTCTTTTAGTTCAATTACATAATTTTTAGTTATATCAACATCTATATCTGAGAATAGGTTTTCCATTAAAAACATTTGATTTTGTATGTTTCTAAATACTTGTCTTATTTTAATTGTGGTTTTCATTAGAATGGTAAGTCATCATCACTTATTTCAATGCTATCTCCAAAGTCTGCAAATGGATCTTCTGGATCTGTATATTCTGGTGCTGGTCTATCATCCTTATTTTTGCTTTCTAAAAATTCAAACTCTTCAGCTATTACATCATATGTGTATCCTCTGCTTCCATCTTCTTTATCATAGCTTCCTGTTTGTATTCTTCCGATGATTCCTAATCTATTACCTTTTTTTACATATTGACAAATAGTTTCAGCTCTTTTTTCCCATGCTACAACCGGAATAAAATCGGCATCTCTACTTTCATCATCTTTCTTATATTTCCTATTTACTGCTATTGTAAATCTTGTATATGCTTTTTCAGATTCTGTATATCTCAATTCAGGATCTGTTGTTAGTCTTCCTATTAATTCAACTTTGTTCATTATTTTCCTCCTCTAAATATTTTTTTAATAGTTCTAATGACATTTCCTCATTTATTGGTAGGTCAATGTATTTTCTGACTTTATCCCTTAAATGAAGACCTTTTAAAAATGTAATACTTACTCCATAAGTTTGTTGATAACCTATCCTGTATAAATTGGTTTGATAGGTAACATATTCTTTATCAAATACACTCGTTCTTTTTATATCTCCGATTCCTACATTTTCTCCTTCTTTTAGTATCAAATCTATTCTTCCGGCAGATACAGGTTTCCCATCATAAAATAGAACGATTGGTACCTCATTACCTATACATTCAAATTTAAATTGTTTCTTTAAAAATTTATAATTGTATAGTTCTTTGCATCCTTCTGTATCTATATTTCTGACCTCATAGTCTTCTATTGCTTGATGCACCTGAGTTCCTCTTTCAGATGCTTTTTTTAATACATCTGCTGATACATCTTTGTATTTGTTTCCAAATTTTATTTTTAGTATTTGAGTAATGCTAGGAAGGATTACTCCATCGAATATGTATGTATGTGTTTCATCAATATATTCGAGTATCCCTCCTGCTATTTCCCATGTTTCTATCATTTAATTTTTACCGTAATGTAGGCTGATTTTTTTCCATCCATTGTGACATATTGGTCATACAAATCTGGGTGTTCTTCCTGGAACTTCTCTTTATTAAATTTCTCTAGATTCGTTTGTGCTGATATATAAGTAATGGATAATCCTGATATTTCATCTAAAAGTTTTATAACATTTTTCTTTTCCATTGCTTCCTTTATAGCTCTTTTATATGTATCTTGGATTTCTTTCAATTCCTTCATTTGTTTTTCTACTACTATCAAACTCTGTATCATTTCAGAATCTAATATTGCTCTATCTTCAACTATTGTTATTAATTCGTTCATTATTTTTCTCCCTTCTTATTCTTGATTATCTCTGATGCTTCTTCTTTGCTTAATTCTTCGATTTTTACTTTTTTTAAGCTTTTCATAATTTGTGATAATTCTTTTTTATCATCTTTAAACAAATCTCTAAGTGTCTTATCTTGAACTGGAGATATTGTACCTTTAACAACTTTCTTAACTTGCTTTGGTGCTGGTTTACTATATGATGTTTGCTTCTTAGGTTTCTCATCTTCTCTTTCTGGATCATCCTTCGTAGCTACTAAAAATGTAGAAGATAAAAATCTTTTAATTGCTCCTGTTGTAGCTTTATATCCTGCTTTATCTCCACGATCTAATCCTTCTCCTGTATGATTACTTAGTTCTGAATAACCTGTATCAATATCAATTAGTTTGCACCCTAAAGTTACTGTCCTACCAAATGGTTGTTTATCAGTACCTTCGAATGTTCCATAGTCAATTTCTGTAATATATAATTCAATTCCATGTTTGCTAAATAGGTCTGTGAATAATTCCTTATATTGTGCTTCACTAAAATATTCGTAGTTATCATATTCATTAACTGCACCTTTAGGTAATATTCCTTTTTCCTTTAGTTCTTTTCTTATTTTATTTTTCTTCTTTTGAAGTTTAGATATTAATTCTAATTCTTCTTTTGTTTTTTCTTCTGGAATAGATTGATTATAATTATTATTTAATGGTAATAAATCATTCATTACAAACACCTCCCTTTGATGCTAAGAACTTTACTCTTTGTTCATCAATGTTAAAGTATTCTGTAACAAGTTTCATATCTACTAAATTTCTTGGAATTGCATATCCTTCTTCTTGCATTCTGGTTTTAATTTCATTCTTAATTTTTAATGCTTTATTATTTCCTACACATCCAAGTTTTTTTATGTCATCTGTTGATGCCCACATTTTTTCTATAATTTTTAATATTTCTTTAGCTGTTAAACTCTTAACCACAATAACACCTACTTTCTGTTATTATGATTGTTTCTGGTTGATTCTCAGCTATTTTTTTAATATTTAGACCAATTAAAAACAGCTGACTAATAATCACTGCTATAGGCAAAATAACAAGTGTTACCTTTACCCAATTTTTCAATTTTCTTTTTGGTTTCATTTTCTTATCCTTTCATATGTTTTAAAGTTTTAAAGTTTCGTAGACTTTTTAAAATACGATTTTTTCGTATTCTGCTAGTAAAAAAAATATGTAACTATTTTTTTCTTTTTTTACTTCTATATTTACTTCATAATTACTTCTCATTTTTTTACTGCTAACTTCTTTTTCTTATTCGGTGAGAATCTGATCTTATTGATATCTACATTGTAGACTTCTGCTATTTTCTTTGATATTTCAATGCTGGGTGCTGTTCTGCCATGTTCATAATTAAACAATGTATACTTACTAATACCTATTAATGCTGAAGCTTCTTCCAATGTTAAATCAAGATTTATTCTCAATGCCTTTAGTGAATAATCTCTCATTAGCTTCTTGTAACCTCCTTCTAGTTTAATAATAATACGATTTTTTCGTATTGTCAATAACCCATTGTATAAAATTATGATTTTTTCGTATTATTTTACATTTTATCTTGCAAAAAAATACGATTTAATCTATAATGATAATTGAAAGGAGAATAATCATGAGTGCAGTAGAAGGTAATGACAATAATAAAGTCTTTGCTAGAAACTTAAATCGTTTCATGAAAATATTTAATGTTGAACGACATAAGTTAGCAGATGACTTAGAAATGAAATACACCACTCTTTGTGATTGGTGCAATGGTAAGTCTTATCCTAAAATGGATAAAATCGAAATGCTAGCTGATTACTTTGGTATTCAAAAATCTGATCTAATTGAAGATTATGTTTGGGATAGAAATACCAGACTTGCTAGTATGGAGAAGAGAGTTGTCAGAGTTCCTCTTCTTGGTAGAATACCTGCTGGTGTTCCGATGGAAGCAATAGAAGATGAGTACACAATTGATTATGAAGAAGTTCCTGCTGATTGGATCACAGGGAATAAGGAGTACTTTGCTTTAAAGATTACGGGGGATTCTATGGAGCCACAGTATAAAGATGGTGACACGGTTGTATTTTTAAAAACACCTGTATGCAATTCTGGTCAGGATTGCTGTGTCCGTATTAATGGATGTGATGCCACATTTAAAAGAGTTACAATTAAGGATGATGGTATTATTCTATCTCCATTGAATATGGATAATAGTTCTGGCTTCTTGCCTAGACTTTATACTAAAGATGAAATAGAAACTATGCCAATTGAGATATTGGGTGTAGCAAAAAAATTAATAAAATATTTATAAAAAAAGGACTTGCTCTGCAAAGCAAATCCAAAATGAAAACCTTTTTAAAAAGTCTACGAAACTTTAAAACATTCCTAAAAGGATATTTTTTTGGTCTTCGACTATTATTATATCACTTTTTAGGAATTTACACAATTATTTGAATAAATTTGAAAGGAAAGTGATATTTTTTATGCCTGTTTATAAATCTAGCACACCTACCAAAGATGGTAAGTGTTGGTTCTACAAAATTCAATATACTGATAGCTTATGTAATATTGTAAAATATACAAGTAAAAAGTTTATGACTCGAGCTATTGCAAAAGATGAAGAAAGAAAACATTTAAATAGAATTGAACAAAATAATAAAGCACCTGAGAAATTGACTCTTGGTGATCTCTGGTTAAAGTTTCTAGCTTTTCAAGATGATAAAGTAAAAAGAAAGACAAAAGAAGGTTATACTTATAAAGAAAAACACCTAAAATCTTTGTGGAATATTCCCTGCTCTAGCTTTAACATTACACATGTTGAAGATTGGAAGAAACGAATGAATAAAGAAACTAATCTAAATGATGTTTCTAAAAATGATGTTTTAAAAGTATTATGTACTCTAATCAATTTTGGAATTAAATATTATAATTATAATTATAGTCAACTCTTAAAATTAATTGAAAAATTTAAAAATCCTGATGAAGTAAAAAAAGAACAAGAAATTTATTCTCCTGCTCAATTTGAGATTTTCCTTTCAGTAGAAGAGGATCCTAGATATAGATGTTTATGGAAGATACTATTTCATTGTGGTCTTAGAATCGGTGAGGCTCGTGGGCTTCAATGGAAGGATATTAATTTTGAAAAAAAGACAATGTCTATTTCAAAGCAAGTTCAAAATGTTGATCGTAATACAAATGATTATTATATCTGTAGTCTTAAAACAGCATCTAGTAAACGAGTATTGCCTTTATTAGATGTATTCTATAATGATTTATTAGAATATTATAATTATGTTAAACAATTCAAAAATTTTAATGAAGACTTTTTTGTTTTTGGAGAAGACTTTGGATTACGAGCTTTAACATATCCTCTGGCTAGGAGAAGAAAAAAAGCCAATGCTATCAAAGCTGGTATTAAGGAGATTCGTATTCATGACTTTAGACATTCATGTGCTTCCTTCTTAATCAATAAAGGCATACCGATAACAGTTGTTTCCAAATATCTTGGTCATGCTAGTATTACGGAGACTCTTAATACTTACTCACATATGTTCCAAGATTCATTTTCAAATGTTAATGATATGCTTAATGAGTTCTACAAAATTGAAGCCTAAGTTGTTATTTTAATTGTTTACTTGTTTATTTTAAGTATTTAAATTATCTGGAACTTATCTAAAACTTATCTAAAACGATTTTTGGAGCAAAAAATACCATTTTTATGTAATAGAAAAAACTCGGTTTTTCCCTTTATTTACTTGGATTTCCGAGT